CCCCCGATGCCCGTGAGGTTACCACTGATGCCCGTGAGGTCACCCCTGATGCCCGTGAGGTCACCCCCGATGCCCGTGAGGTTACCACTGATGCCCGTGAGGTCACCCCTGATGCCCGCAGGCTTTTGATTCTGAATTAACCCGCCAGACGAATCATAGTAGTAATAATTCGATCCGATTCTCGATAATGCTTTTTTCATGTTCGTTTATTTTTCGATTGTGTAAAACAGCGATGTACAAAAAGACTTCGGAAAGCAAGGCGGGCGATTCTCCCGCGATAGAAGGGTTGCACGAAGCTCTTGTCCTTTCAGGTATTGCCTCCATGCCTTCCGTTGTCAGTGAGTGCGCCAGATTCGATCTAACTGACATACCGCGCACTCTGCCACGTAGTGGGTACTACGCGACTACGATCAATTATTATGAGCGCCGGCTCTGATGCCGAGCGTCGTGTCGCGCAGACGCGCACCGTATGCGTCCATTAATTTAGCTACCTCTGCGACCTCGTTACGCTCGATAGCCAGTGAGATGAGTGCTAGAACGCCGCCCAATGGCCGGAAGCGGCGGTCTTTCGCCATTTCGAACAGCCGGTCTGAAATCTGCTTATCGGTGTACTTCATGCTTAGTCCCTCCCCCAATTATCCGGCGCGACCGCGTATCCTTGGAAGTCCTCGCCGAAGATGTGAGTTCCGATGCTTTCGATTGTCACGCTGAAATGATTACGACCGCCGATAACGTCCTTGCCAACGTCCTTCGCTTTCGCCTCGATAAGCCATCGCGGAAAGCTGCCTGCGTCCGGTGACATAGACTTTGGGAACCACGCGAGCCGTGCGATCACCTGTCCGGTGTGCGGCTCACACACGCGGGCGTGATAGGCGACCGCCTTCTCGCTGCTTCTGGCGGGTGCGCCTAAGTCGATCAACTCATTGCGACGATCGGTCTCGGCTTGACGCTCGGACTGCTTGGCCTCGGCGTGTTGCGTCTTCGTAACTGCCTTATCAGCCGCCGCCTGTCCAGCCGGAGTGAGCGTCCCATCAGCACGCATCCATCGCCGCTGAATCCACGTCTGGCGGCCATCTTCCATCTCAATTAATAATGCCTTCGGTGTCTCTCGAATAGTTGTCATTGTAGTACCTCTTGTGTTTGAGTGGCGGCTGAATTACCGCCCTTCATGGATACTTAAACGGGAGTAGCACCATGCGAGTTTCCGCACTATCGAGAAATCTTCTTTTTATGAAAAGTAGCCCTTTCGAGCACCCTTATTCCACGTGCGATTCCCTTGTCTCTTTTGAGATAGCCTTTCGAAACGAGAGCCTTAATATGGTTCCGAATTCCGTTGTCGGATTTTACTCCAAGCTCGGAACGTATCTCATCGAGCGTAGGCGGATAGCCGCGCTCGCAGGCATGAATGATAATTTCAAGAACGCGCTTTTGTTTCTCCGGAAGATTATTTGTCATTTTTTCTTGCCTCCGCTTCGCCCCACCGGAGTATGTTCGTTAATTGGGAACCCTGCGAATCGAAATGGAGAATCCATTCAAGTTCCCGCGCTCGCGGATGCTCGGTTACGGAATCGAGAACTCTCACGTGCGGCATTATATTCTCTTTCAAAAGCTCCGGATCAACGAGTGCATATATGGAATATATCATGCTACTCCGAACACGTGCGACTATTCGCAAGTTCCAGTTCACACAATAAAAAACGGCGGAATTTCTTCCGCCGTTGTCGCCATCGTTCTTTCTACATTTGTGAGGTCAAGATTCGGAGGAAGCTTCTTCGGCGGGATCGTCCGCCACCGTTTCCGTGATCGGTGGAAAAATTGGTTCCTCTCCGCGTGACGCTTGCTCCCATGTATAATTCGGCGGTTGGAAATGCGGCAAATCTTTTGAATGAGTCCAATCGTCTCCCCAGTCAAGCCCGACCGAAGGAGCGAGGCTCCCAAGATTGCGATAATACGTTTCGTTCTCGGAATACTTCCCGTCCTCCTCGAAAAAAACATCGAAGGCCATACCCGGAGAATAATTGTGCAAACTCTGGCCAACATTCGCATGAGTGATAACCGGGCCGGGAGCGGAGCGTCCCTTCGCATAATCTTGCGCCTGGTCTCGCGCAGAGCGTACCGTTTGCGATAGCAACGGCTGCGGATCGTTCGGAAATTTTTCCTCGTATAAAGCGAACAGCATGTTCATACGCCGCTCTAATTCAGGGAATAGGTATTTCGGGTCACGGGAAGAGATCGCAGATGCTTGCATTGGTGCTTAGAATTGCGTAGGTTGAGTTTGTTTCGCTTCGGGGTAGTTTGGTAGGGGTACGGGGTTCGGCTTCGTCCTACGCGACTTTATTTTTTGAGCGTATCGGAAACCGCCTTCGTAATCGTATTGCTGAATCCGGCAACGGCAATTCCCGAAGGAATTAAAACCCCGGCAATGCCGAGTCCCGCGCCGGGGATAAGAACGGCGGTCGCTGCTCCGCCTACGATAAGCAGTGCGCCGAGAGTGAGTTGAACTATCGCTTGGGTATTCATAATAGTTATCTTGGATAATACGGAGCTTCGTCCCTTTGATCGAGAGAATGCAACCGTCCCCGGTGATCGTCCAGCCGGTGATCGGTGAGCGGCTCCCGCGTTCGCATGTCCCGAATCTCTTTCAAGATCAATCGTATCTGGATGATAAGCTTAAAAAGTCCAGTCGCAATTACACCGAGCAGAATATCCATCACGCTCTGCGTGAACGAGGGCGCGGCTACCTGCGCCAGAATATAGATAGGTATGAACAAAAGAAGCTTCATTTTACAGGCTTCGCAAAAGCTGAACCGCAAAAACGCGAATTCCCAAAATGAAAACCGCGATTATTAAAAGAGTTACCGGAACCTTCGACTCGCGTGGCTGGGAGTAATTCGTTACCCCAGCCATCACGAGAAAGATTCCGAACAGGAAAAATAACAGCGTGTACATCATGGTACAAAGCTACTGAACTCCTTCGTCAGCGAGTCCGGCCTGAATCGAATTTACGATGTTAGCGAAATGCTCATCCGTTATCTTCGGAGCCGCAACATCCTTCACTAATTTTGCGAAGCTCGCGGCAGCGATTTCTATATTCGCAGTTGACTTGTCCGCGATATAGTTCTCAACCGCAACATCGAGCGTTTCTACATCCGTAATCTCTGCTGAGATCGCGGGGTCTTCACTCTCGATGAAATCACCGAGTGCTTTTACCGCGACTTCGCGGTTCTCCGGCGTGTCTGCATTCTTGCAAGCAACGGCGGCAGTGATAACCGGAACTAATCCGGCAAGTTTGCCGCGAAGAAAAATCGAAAGAATCCAACTGGGTATGTTCATGGTGTTTGTAAATTAAATGGAATGTGAATTAAAAACTTTTTATGATGAATGAGTTCCGCTAATGTCGAATAACGGCTTCCGGCGACGTCGATCCCGAAAAATTAGGGCGTTGCTCATCTTAGTTCTGGATATTTATGACATTGCCCGCGCTTCCGTCCGAACCATTCGCGCCCGTGCCGATTCCGGTTCCGTGTGAGCCGCCCGTTGCGGTTGCGGCATTTCCGGTGAAGGAATCGTAAATCAGGCACACGCCTCCACCTCCACCACCCCCACCTCCACCGCCGTTATCGCCACCTGAATCCACGGCATTCGAGCCATTCCCGCCGTTAGCCGAGATTGTACCGCGATTAACGAGGGTTGAGGATGCAATGAGAAGAACGCCCGCGCCGCCACCGCCAGCACCAGACGTTGGGGAGCCTATGGAGAGCGTGAGTCCGCCGCCGCCGCCGCCCGAAGCACCTCTTGCACCGGAAATTGTCGCTGCCCCCGTTAATATAATTGGAGAGAGCCACACACTTGGCGTGTGGAGCGTCCCGAATACAAATGAAGTCACCCCCGCGCCTCCGCCCGTATTAATACCTCCACCAGTCCCGCCATTGCCGCCAGCCGCCGCAAGGCATTCGAATGAAACAGACGTACTACCATTTCCAACCCCCGTTGTTGTGCGGCCCGCGCCGCCCGCAGTTGACCCTAAATAGACACCGGACGATGATGGAATCGCGGCACCCGGAGTTGTAGTTACGGCATTATTTCCATTCGCCTGTATCGCTCCCGAATCCGTGAGCGTCCCCGTACAAAAGATTCGATAATTCGCCGTCTTAATCGTCACGCCCGAACTCACCGTAATTCCAGAGCACGTAATATCCCGCGTGAGCGTGTAAACACTCGAAGATGGGGCCATGCCAAGAATCGTTGTCGTACCATCGAACCTAACCGAGCCATCAGAGCCGTCGCCATAGATTGCTTCTCCGTGCGAGGAGCCGAGTGCCGTCCCGGAGAGTAGTTTCGTTTGCGCTGAAACTATTCCCGGAACGAAAAGCAATAGGAAGAATAAGCGTCTCATTAGTTTAGAGTCCACGAGCCGGACGATGTAACCATTTCCCACTCTAAGTTGGCGACAATGCAAATTATCATGCACGTCCCGTATTGATCCGTGCTCGAGATGTAACCGCCTGTTCCCGTCGCGCCGGTAGTAGTGCCCGCGTGGAAAATAGAACCTGTTATTCCGACGAATTTAGCTCCCGCAGCATTCGAGCCGCCGATAACTTCGATTTCCGAACCCACTGCCGCCACTGCCGGAAGTGTGAGCGCGAGTTGGGAACCGCTTTTATTATTTACATAAATCACATTCACGGCGGCGGTTTGATCGGCAGTGATCGCCGTTACCGTGGTGCTTGTCGGAGCCGCGCTTGTCCAATTCGTTCCATCCGAAGTGAGCACGTTGCCGCTCGAACCAGGCACGGCATAGGTTTCGGTCGAAGCAACCCAATTCGTTCCATTCGATACGATAATTTTTCGAGTCGTTGGAGTTGCCGCAGTTGGAAATGTCGGTGTAGTCCACGCCGGAACGCCGGACGCGAGAGTGAGGAGCGTTCCATCCGAACCTTTCCCTAACCGGCTCCATACCGTTGTGGATGAAGCATAGAGAATATCACCCGCCGCCTGCGATGCAATAATAAATCCAGCAGGAGTGCCCGTGGTAGTTTGGAGCGTCCCGGAAGTCGGAAGCGTTATGCTCGTGGTGTTCGTGAGTGTGAGGGTGCAAGTGTACGCGCCGGAAGTAGTAAGATTCCCGCCCAGCGTGATCGTGTTCGCGCCGTTGTTTACACCGGTTCCGCCATAGGTTCCCGAAATGAGAGAACCATTCCATGTTCCGGTATACGGGGTGAGGAATGTGTTGCCTTGCGCGGCGGTCTTGCCCGCCCACAAAGGAGTTTGTGCCCGCGCGGAGAGAACTCCGCCGAACAAAAGCAAAAGTAAAATCCCTAATTTTTTCATGTTAGTTAAAAGTACATCCGTTAAGCATAGCATCATAAATGCCCGCGCCCATCGGATAGAGTGTGATCGAATCGTTGACATTTACACTTTGGATATAACCAGCCGTCCCGGTTGTTGTCGCGTTCACGTCACCGCTTATTGTAATTTGTTCCCCGTCTCTCTGGATGATTTTCCAGCCGCCGAGATTATATCCCAAAATCGTTATCGGTGCGTCGCCGAAATTTGCAGTCACCGGAAGCGAGAACAGCACCCGGTCGTCGGGGTCGTTGGCGCGATAAACGGTGTTCTTTGCCATCGTAACATCATCCGTCGCATCCACGAAAAGTCCCACTCCGCTTATTCCCGGCGAACCTACCGGATTCACCGAAATGGTTACCTCGCTCGGCTGAACAATTATGCTCGCAACATTCGGCTGAACGATAATAGTTACATCATCCATGCGTTTGTTTTATGTTAAACGTTCCAGCCGCCCAACGCCTGTCCGCTCCGTTCGTGTCCGTGCTCCATAGCTCATACGCGCCGATCCATGATGCAGCAAGCTGCGCTTTCGTGAATGCGATGTTCAGCACTCCCAATGTCGGACTTCCAACGAAAGTTGGAGTGATTTGAAATTCCGTTTGCCCAAAAACAGAAAGCCACCATCTCGGATACGCCGTTAGGTCGACCGCCGAACCGTCGCTGTTCTGAAATGTAAGGTTCCCCGAATCATCCGTGTTTTGATCCACGCTTATGTTCAGCGCACCCGGCTCGTTGAGATAGATGTTTGTCATTATTGCGTTTCAATCACATGATAAATCCATTTGTAAGTTGTGGCCGTCGCTCCGGGCGGAATGCTCGCCACGCCGATAGTAAATGAGCCGGTCGCCGTCGCGAATAGATACCCATGAATCAGCGCGGTCGTAGCATCGGCGGCAGTTAGCTCTACCATCGGGGTGGTCGTATAGGCGGCGTTGTATGTCACCGCTACGATATTTCCAGCAGCCGGATTTACTCCACCCGGAAACAATGCTCCGTCCGTTGTGGAAACAGCAATCGTTCCGGCAACGTCCGTCGCGTGAGTGAGCGTAGCAACTGCCGCCGTTCCGCCCGCTCCGGCGATTCCGCAACCCGTGGGCTGAGTCGCGGCACTTGGAACTATCGTCTGTTGGGATTGCAGGTGTGAGTTCTTAATCGTAAGTCCCGCATTCGTTACCGGCGATGCTCCGTTAAGAAGCACCGATGGAAAACCCTGAATGCCACTCCATGTATTCGCGTGGCTCAATGCGATTCCCAGCGTCCCCGTCGTTGTGATCGTCCCGCCCGTGAGCGTTGCGTCAGTAGCAACCGAAGTGACCGTACCAGTTCCGCTCGGAAGATCGCTTAGGGCAATCGCTCGGAAGGCCGGAGCCGCCGAACCGCCGCCAATTATCCCGGCATAGAATTGATGATCGGTAACCGATACCGGCGAGAATGACAGCGCGGGAGTTGTCGTGGCTGTCGTAACGCCGGTCGTAAAGAGGGCGGCCAGTCCCGTGGCGGAAAAAGACGTGACGGTTCCGCCGCCATAATAAATGGCGTTTGAAGTTGCAATAAGTTTCCAGCGATTCGCAAAAGAATTGTCGTACCAGAACATCGCCGTCTCTCCCGGATGCAGGGTTAAGTTGGAACCAATGTCAAAACGATTTGCTGCCGCACTGCCCGCGTTCTGATTATCGAACGTGACAGTATAAGCTCCGTTGTCAACGAAGGTAATTCTTTGAGCGTAGCCGCTTTGATAGAATCCGGTAAACGTGACATTGGCGCTTGGTGCGGTCGTTCCGATGAATAGCCCCTCTGGTGGTATATTCGCATCGTTAAAAGTACCGCCCGCATCCCACATGGTCTCGTTCGTTGAGTAACCAAAATCGGCAGAAGATAGCCATGTGGGGTCGCCACTACTTTGCCCTAAAGTCTGCCACGTCGTTCCAATTCCCAACCGCGCAGGAACAAGAAATGAGTTCTCATAAATAATATCCCCTTCTGTTGTCATCGGATTCGTCATGCCCGAAGAGGTTGCGGAGGCCCACGTCGTCACTCCCGATCCGTTCGTTTGCAGAAAATAATTCGAGGTTCCCGCCGTCGTTGGTAACGTTAATGTCCACGGCGCGGAAAGCGTGGGAGCTTTTATTAGGAGCGTATCGGACAGGCCCGCTTTCGGATAGAGGACAAGCGCATTCCCGCGCAACAATTGAGCGCGAGACGTGTGTACCATGCTGCACAAAAGAACGGCGATTAATAAGTTCCGCAGCATACCCATAAACTATCGTAAATAAATTCTGCTGTTTGTCCTACAAGAAGCGGAAAGTCCCCGCCCGCGATCGAGAACCGATTTGCCGCAGTGCTACCCGAATCGAAATTTTTCAAGGTCACTACGTTGGTTCCCGTGTTCCGAATTTTCAGGAAAACGCAATTCGGTGTGGGTATAATTCCGGTGAGGTTATATGCCGACGTTGCCGATAATTGCAAATAGACATTCGGAGTGACCAAGCTCGCCGAAAGATTATCTGTATTGCCGGTGAGTGCATTCGCAGTAACCGACCACACGGACACCGACGATCCGGGGCTGCTCGCGGCATTCGAGCCGATGGAACCGTTCCCGGAACCTTCATTGCCGACTATCACCCATGAAAGCGGGAGCGCGATGGATTCTACCTCCTCGAATATCACCTGGATTTCATCCATCACGATATCCCGTTCAATGGAAACGATCCGATAGGTTATTTCATCGAGCGCGGGAGTGAACAGATACGTTTGACCGAGCGCAATATCCGACCAATTCGGCGCGACAACCCCCCGAAATCCCGCCGTTAATTGCTTCCGGTTCCCGCGAATCGCTCCGCCGAACAGCATAGCGTACCCAAGCATAGGATTCTGTTGCCGAATCGCCTTTTCGTCATCCGTGAGCGTGGAACTTTCGTAGGCCGCATGAACCACGTAGTATTGCCGCCAACCTTCGAACTGATAACACACTTCGCAGTCAGGATCGTAACCGAATGTCGTCCACGGATCGGCTGAACCGCGATTCAAAAAATCCGGGAGATGCAGATTTTGCACCGGGTACGTTTGCCCCGGAAAATCGAATAGCAACGATCCGACAACCCAGCCGTCCGGGTTTAATTCGTTCGTAGTAGTTCCCGCCAGCGCGGTTCGTTGACCGCACTTCCATTGCGATTCCAACGGAAGATTCGTATTGAGCGATAGCCGCGAAATGTCGAATGCCGGAGCCGAATTATATCCTATCGCATGAACGCCGAATGGAACTTCTATTGCAACGGGACTCAATGCGTTCGCGGGAACTACAATAGCTCCATCGAACCCGCGTTGCGTTACCGATACTCCGTCCGAATCCGTGATCGGAACGTCCTCGGATGAATCCGGTAATGGATCGAGCGCGGGCATAAGTGCGCCCGCTATCGTGATCGGCATAAATTTCAGAAGTGGAAGGCCGTCCGCATCGAACGAATCGCCCATGCTGACCCAGCACCCTAATTGGATCGCCACTCCGCGTATAACATCGAGCGCGAGTTGATCGGGACTCCACGTCGCCGGTGCTTTGAACGCCGTGCCATCGAGCCAGTTGTAACCGAATGCCTGATTGAATGAGAGTACTGGATCGGTAGTCACTCCCACTTCATCGTAGTAACCCATGTTGCCGCTTCCACCGCCCCATTTCACTATCGGGAATGTCATGGAACTGTTAAGTAGCCCGTCCCATGCCACCTGTGCAATCCCGCACATCTTTTGAACGACGACGGACATTCGCACTCCCCAATTTCCCGCAGGGAACGTTCCCGCATTGCCAACGTGATCGAGTATCGACGCCGTGATAGCGCCCTTCGGATCGCAACCGTATGCGGCAAGGTGAGTGCGGCCCGTGGCGGCAGGATTATCGAAGTCTGGAACTCCTCCGGTCACGCCTGCAAGCATATCCGTTAGAATGACGGGTGACATCAGTGGGATCGCAGCACCGGGCGAACCAACGCCGTGCGAAACGAATCCTATTAGTTCCGGTTCGCATGTGATGGATGCAATAAATTCTTTTTGCCCGTCCATATCCGATTCCGCCCATGTAATTCCACCGATAGGAACGCTTAATCGGAGCGCGGGAGAGAACGTGCATTTGACCGTATCGAATCGCCGTCCCGTTTTATTTATCAGACGGTGAGCAACAGAATACGTTCCCGCATCCACGCTTCCGGCAAATACAAATTCCGTTGGCGGCAGTGTTACATCCTCGTAACGAGCGAGAATAGCATGAATCAGTTGCCCGCTCGCTCTCGCATTCTCGAATTGCTCCCGGAAAATCGGCCCGAATTGTTCCACCATCGCATCGTCAAACCATTGCAGATTAGGAGCATCGTTAAATTCTATGTCCACTCCTTCCGAAAGCGAAGCAAGCTCCGCCGTTGGCCTCGATGATTTTATTTTGCCGAGGGTAACTATTGCATAGTCCCACTGCATATAGTAATACGAACCGCCCAGCGTATCGAGTTCGCCACTCCATTTTCCGGAACCATTAAAATTCAGACGCAACTGATACACTCCGCTTGGAGTGTTCAGTCCACCGATCCGAATTTGTGAGATTATCATTGTGTAACTTGCTACACGCGAACCCGCGCTTGCATCTGCACGGCTTTTTCGTGATCAAGCAGCATCCGGTTCGAACTCATCACCATTGGCTTTGTCAGTCGCGCAATTTGAGCATCGTCGAACTTCATGGTCTGGCTCTGCTGCATGGAAGGTTCCGCGCCGGAATTTATCGCGTGTAATTGCGGTGCCCATTTCGAAGCAGCGCGGCTGTTAACTACAAATTCTTTGCGCGATAACATACGCGGGTTTTTATCGTCGCGTTCTCCGCCCGCGCCGCCAACGAATCCACCGTCCGCCATGCCAAACATTTTGGGAACTTCGACAGCGAGCGCAACGACACCGGCAACAGACGCGGCTGCGGCTAAGGCATCGAGCGGAAACGGTAGTGTTTCAAACGCATTATACACGGCTTTTGCTGCCGTTGCGATCCACGTTCCGGCTGCGCTGGCTGCGCTGGCAATTCCTTCGGCAACATAAGTCGCTTCACGCTCAAGAAATCCGGCGTTCACGAGTGCCGTTTGTTTCGATTGCCCCATAAGTTGAACGGCCAGTTTTGTCGCTTCATTTATGGCGATATTTTGAAGCTCCTGGAGTAGGTACTGTTTTAACTTCGCGCCGCGCTCTTGCCACGTGCCGGTGGCCATCGTAAGTCCCTGCTGCAAATAGTTCTTCGCGGCATCCTCCTTCGCTTTCTCATCCTCGTTATACGCATCGGTTTCTTCCTTGCGATATTTTTTGCGGATCGCGGCTTTTTGCTGTTCCGTGAGATCGGCGTTTTCGAGTTCCCGCTTCCGGTCAAAATCAATAAGCGCCAATTTCTTATCGAGGCCATCTTTCATCGCATCGAGCGCGTCCTTATTAAGTCCGTTCTGGACAGACATTGCATCATTCGCAGCCTGCGCGGTGTTCTTGGCGGCATTGATGTTGTACGTCGCTTGCAGTTTGGCTTTTTGCTCATCGCCGTCCGCCATGAGCGAGATCTCCGTTGCGAGTCCGGCCTGTTCGATTTCAAATCTCTGCTTTGCAATTTGTTTATCGGTAAGACCCTCTTTTGCTCCGCGTAATTCGAGCGCGGAAATCGCATTCTCGGTTTTCGCCTGAGCGGCTTCGATAGTCGCGGCGCGATCGTCTATGGCCTGTTGCGTTTTGTCCTGTTTCAATTTCGCGGCTGCGGAGCGATACGCGGTCGACGCTTCGCCATATTGCTTTTTAGCAATATCCGCCATTTCTTGCGCGTGAACTATTTCGGCGGCCATCTCGTCGGCCTTTGCCCTCTTGCCAGTCTCACCCAAGAGAATGATATTGTTTTTGGCGAGTTCTAATTCATTATCAGACTCCTCTCTTAAAATGGTGAACTTATCTTTCGCCGCTTTGGCTGCGGCCTTCGTCGCGCCCGCGTCTTTCTCTTTTGTTTTACCATAGATCGCATCCTCGGCGGCTTGCTTATCGGCATCCTGCTTATCGGTGATCGCGCGTTGTCTCTGGCCGTACTCTGACCACTGCTGCAATCGCGTTTCGAGCACAGCCTTTTCCGCGCCGGTTGCCGTCTGTAACTTATTGCGAATATCGGCAACGGCAGAGATCGCATCGTCCTGGCCCTGCTTGGCATCCTTCGAAGCTTCCTCTGCATTTTTCTGGAGTGAATCGGTATAGTCCGCCGTGGCTTTTGTCGCTGCCGCCGTTGCCTTCGCAATATCTTCGAGGGATTTTTTATCGTCCTTGATCGCCTCAGTATGTTTTTTCGTTGCCGCTTCCGCTTTGCCGGTCACGCCCAAAAGTTCCAACAGCGCACCGCCCGCGTTCATCACGGTTTCGGCTGCTTTCTTAAACCAGTCTACTACTTCCTTCCAGTGATTGACCAAGAGAACTATTCCGCCGATAAGCGCGAGAACAGCGACTGCGATCCACACGAATGGATTGACCGCCATCGCTGCATTCAGTGCCCACGTCGTAATCGTTTGCACGTTCATGGCAACGGTGAGAATGCCGATCGCAATAGTAAGCTCCGGGAGAATGGGCTTGAGAACATTTAACCCTTCGAATACCGGAGTGAGCGCGAACGACACTAATTTCAGCGCGGGAGAAAGTATGCTGCTCGCAATATCGCCGACCGTACCGATCAACGGAGTCACGTCTTTCAATACCGGCGCGAGTCCGGTTAGGAGAGTGTTCGCAAGTTCGCCCGCCGACTCCTCTACATCCTTTTGCGCGAGCGCGGCCTGCTGCGCGGGTTCCTGAGCCGTCTTCATCGCGCTGGCAACAAGCGGCATACCCTCTTCCATCAGCTTTTGCATCCCGGCCTGCGACTGCAAAGACTTCGCGGAAATCTGAATGCCCGCTTGGTTCGCGGCGATATACGCCTGTGTGTATTTTTGGAGGTCAGCACCCTGCGCTCCCGTGGCGGCATGAATTTGCGCCATAAGTACCCCGGTCTCATCCTTCGTTTGACCGAATGCCGCGCCAATTTGTTCCGCTTGCTCTTTCGCCTTATCCACCCCGTCGCCGAACGAGACTTCCATTGCCTTGTTCGCGGCGGTAACTTCACCGGACTTCTCAACCAACGTAGAGAGTCCCGCTGCCGCCGCGCCGAGCATAGCGACCTGCGGCATACTGATTCCGCCGCCGCTTTCCTTCGGTGCTATCTTCCGTTTCTCGGCCTCCTGTTGAATCGCAGCAGTTTCTTGCTTGGCTTCATTCAGCGCAGACGTTAACCTTTTTTTCTCTTCGGCATCGAACGACGCGGTGATTTTCTTTTGAAGCTCCTCTTGCTTGGCGGCAGAGGCTTCGAGCATCGAAAGAATTTCCTTATTGCCCGTCCCTTCGGCTTGAATTCGTTCCTGAATTTCCGCAAAAGTTCGACCGACTTTCTCCTGTTCTAACAGCCGGAACTGTTGTAATTCTTTTTCGTCTACATTAATGCGAGTTTGGTATTCGTTCTTGGCGGCGGCAACAGCCTCCTTATCGCCCTCCTGGGTGAGCGTTCGAACCGTGTTGGCAAGCTGAACGCGCTCCTGCCGCACGGCTTCGTTCATCGAATGAATCTTGGCCCGTATATCGTCAACGGACTTCGATTCGTATTGCGCCTTTAGTTCCGCCGCTCTTTTCACGGACGCGGCATCGTCGGCGGCATACGCCTCCATCGCGCGAGTGAGGGCCGAAGCTTGGGACTGCCGTTTCGCGTTCGCCGCTTCTTCTGTTGCCGCTATTTTCGCCGCCGTCTTTGCGGCTTCGGCGGCTAATTGATCGCCGGTTTTTGTGGCCGTCTCAACGGCATTCTGCGCGGACTTTGTAATACCGCCGTCGATCCCCATGCCAACCTTCGAGAACGCCTTCTCCCAATATGCCGCAGCGCGATCAATGACTTGCAATAAGCCACTCTCATCTACTGCGAATCCTACATCGAGATTTACGGCCATTATTCCGAATGTTCAGCACGCGAAAATTCTTCCAGAGTCAGCACTACTATCGCCGCCTCTGGAATACTCATGTCTAACAGCGATTGGTAACCTTTTAAGTCGCCTCGGCAGCACCAGAGAAATCTGGCTCGGTCGCGGTGTTCGTCGGGGATTCGGATGTCAAGGGTTTTGCCAGAAGACTGGAGCCCAAATCCTTCTGAGCACTCAAAAGCTTGGTACCACGCTCCATATAATCCGTCGACAAAAAACCCAGCGTCTCCATGACTCCAAACGCTCCTTCCGAATCCGTCTCTTCATCGAAGAGGGACGCAACCAATTTGCCGGTGAGGAGCGCGGTCTTCGAAGCGTCATCGAGTGGAATCAATAGCTTCTCGATCGCTATTCGCTTCGATCCGCTTAGGTACGCGCCCGATTGTGATTGAGCGTAAATTCCTTCCGACAGCTCGAAATAAACGCGAGGCGTGAAGGGCTTAGCGCTATATCGCCAGCCCTTCCATTCAATAATTTTCTTTTCTTCCATCATGTAATACGGTGTTATACAGCCGCTTCGTTGTCAATGAGTGTGAGTGTCGCGGTCGCGGGAACAGTGAAGTCAACGCGAGTGGCACCCTTTGCGATGAATGCTTTGATCGCAATTTTGACCGTGTGCTTATCCGCGTATTCCACGGTGGGAATTTTTCCGCCGCGTAACGTTACGAGGTTCACCTGGTCGCCGTTCCAAAAATAACAGGCGATAGTCGCGTTGCCGTTTGCGGCACCGAGAGCGGCATCCACATCCACTTTCGTGGTTTGCGCCATCGTAATATCGCCGGTCACATCCAGACCACTTAGAATCGGTCGGCCGCCCTGAACCATGGTTGAGCGGCCTTTGATAGAAAGATTGAAGTCCGCAATGGTTCCAACCGGAGCACCGCCAATAAGAACCTTTTGGATTCCGGGCCGTCTGCGCTTCGTCGGGTCTTCGCCCGCCGACCACGTGAGAACGGTCGTGGTCTTCTCGAGACCTTGGAACGTCGCCACACCCATCTCGCCGGTGAGCGTGTAGTTAAGCTGGGCTTCGTTGTTCTTCAGGGTGTACTCGAATTCAACTCCGAGTACCGTTTCGTCATCGAGCGTTTGCCCGGTGAATTCGTGATAGGTTGGCAGCGCGGATTTTGTCACGCACTGAACGACATCCTGAGCGAGCACGTAAACGGCCGCCAAATCTTCGATGCGATTCTGCAGTGCCTGCGCTTCGATCTTGATACGAACGGCATCCAGCAAATCGTTGTCGGAACTCATTCCGACAACAATAGGCTCAACGGTCATTTTCGTCGGCTTTTTAAGACCGAGTTCAACGCCGCCCGTGAACGTCGCTGCCGGAGCCGCGAGCGCGATAGCCGTAATAATCGGACTGGCTACATTAGCCGGGGTTAGAGTGAATGCCATTACTTAGTCTCCGTGTTTGGTTGTGGAATTTCGGGTTTCGGCTGAGGCTTCGCGGGAGCCGGAGCAACGCGCCAGCCGCAGCGATTGCATTCGTTGTACTTCCCGCCGATCTCGCCGGGACAGTTTTTTACATTCGGATTGTTGCACTTCATGTTCTTGGCCCTCGCGTTAAATAATTAATTTCTAAGTCCAGCCGTGCGACAACGAAGCCGCGCGAATCTTCTTGCGCTCCATCGAATCGCCGCAATGCCGTGTTCCTATCGAGCGTAGCAACCGTTTGATCCCACCAGAACCATTCGGCACTTGCGCGATCCTGCGGATTATCCAGAATGGTATTTATCACATCATGCGTGTAATCATACCACTCTCCGTTCGGCATGTCGCCACCGACGAAATAACAAACATAAAACTCCAGAGGCATCTTGCCTTCCACCGGAGCCTGCCCGTTGTATATTTGCAGGTCTTCGTTCCCAGCAAATATCGAAACGAACGATTTACCGCGCCCAAATTGCGGCTGCTGATAACCATACTCCGGCTGATAACCGATAAGCTTGTCGATAAAATACTGCAATATCGTTCGCTCTGGACTCATGCCGCAAACGCCCTTTCTCCGGCAGTCTTTAATCGGTCAAGCAGCGCGCCCTTAATATCCGAATCTGTTTCCGGGTAAAACTTCCGGTACTTTTGGTTCCCTTCCGCTTTCTTGCGGTTCGCGGCATCTGGGCTAACGTGCCCAGCCCCTGCTATAATACCAACCGTTGCATCGTCCAGCATCTTTCCGGTCACTCGTAAATCCGGTGTCGTAGAAAGCCCGTGCTTCGCTCGAAACTTTTCATATTGCGGCGTGTACTTTTTTAGCGGTGCTCCAAAAATATCCTTTGAGGCTTTGGAGTTGTCGACCATCGCCTGCTTTAATTCCGCAGCCATCGCCATAGCGACCGCCGCAGCCCGAAGCTGTATCTTTCGCCGAACCGCCGTTGTGTCGATCGTCGATTTCAAAACGTTACCCTCACGGAACTAAGTTTGTTGCTCCACTGCCGTTCCACGAACGTGAGTTGGCCATCCTGGTTCAGGTCGAACGCGAGAAGTGCCCATCGGCTTTCGAACGATTGAGTTTTCTTTTTCTCCCAGCGATCGAGTGCCTTGTCTATTGCAGTTCCCGCGTCCTCGTATTTGAACCGCATCCGAACTTCGCCCTCTTCGAGCATCGCGGCAACGGAATAGATGACCCACGTTTCGTTCAGTACCGTCCAATTCGTGAGTGTCGCAAGTACATCGTCCGGTGAATTGAGCGAGGATGCGAGTACGCCGCCCGGATAACTTCCCAGCGGCTGCATCCACTTCGCAATTTTTACGAGTAAATCAGAAATTAACTGAGTCCTCGCCTGAATGCCCTTTCGATCTACCAACACTCCGTTCGTCGTATCGTCCTGAGACGCTGACATAAGACCGACATCGGCCATTCTATCGAGTATGTCCGCGCTGGTTCCGAATTGAGATGTTGCCGGATCGAAATAATCCATTGTGTAACTAGTTCGGCTTTCGAAGCCCGATTTTTTCTGTGTAGCTCGTGGCCGATACGGAATCGCCCGCGCCCGAGCTGAACACGTTGCGGAGTCGTATCTGAGCGCAATTTTGGAGCTTGTCTATTGCCATGCCCTGGTCGCGCAAGAATACACTTAGCACCTGCCCGGTATGAGCAGTACCCGCAAGCGTGGTGTCGGTAGGACGGCCCAGTGTAAGTCCGCGAACCGGAGCCACATCGAGCAGCCAGTACCCGTTAACTAATCCGTCCGTATGAATTTGCACCTTCGCGGAATCGGTTCCCGTCGTTGTGAATGCGAGACTCACAACCGGATAACCGCCCACGCTAATGGTGTTGCTCGTATCGGCCTGAGTAGACGCTTTGTAAAACGTCTGACTGGAGAAAGCGGTGTAATAACTAAGCTGCGCGTTTGCGTTTACCGCCATCAGCGACAACGCGAGGAGAATCAGTAATTTCTTCATCTTCGTTTTGTAGTTTGACTTCTTTGAGGTGTGGCTGAGTACGGAAGAGAGCAATGTCGCTCTCCTCCGCTTCAATTATCTCGCCGTTGGTTGTATTGCGGAATTGCATTATGTCGTTGCATCGTCGGTAGAGTCTTCCTCCTCATCGTCCACCGGAGTGGCGAGCGGAGTCAGTGCATCGACTAAGTTATTCAGGAACGTTTGCGCGTCGGGATCGCCGTGCTCCTGATAGATCGTTTTCCCGTTTGGATTGACTACCTCACACGCGGTTAGCGCGTCTTCCGGATCGGCTTGAAGCCAATCGAGAACAAAATCAGCGTATTCTGGATCCATTTTGTTATTAGAGTAAAGAGTTGCCGTTGCCGTCAGTGCCCGGTGCGAACGTACCGAGTGCCATGTTATCTTCCTTCGGAGCCTTCGCCGCGAACAGCAGAATGCCCTTTACATACGAAGCAAAATTAGCTTCGCGCTCGCCGGTCGTCGCTTCGCTGATGGCGCGAGCAACAGTAAGCGAAGAGTCCGGCGAACCTGCCATGACTTTGTAATTCGCTCCCACCATCGCAACTTGCGTCGAAACGTAAACGCCTTTGAATCCACCGGCAACAATTTCCATCTTGCCCGCGAGTACGCCGTACTGCGAGGTTTGATCGCCGCGCTGAGATAACTTTGCGCCGATCTCGATGAGAAGCGCATCCGCGAACCACGGTGGAACTACCACGTTCAGGTTCGAGGTATCGCCATTAGCGATCGTGATAAGCCGCGACAAACGCGAGAGTGCGCGTGATGGCAGCACTTCACCGGCAACCTGATTGAGTCCGACCGTGACCGGAGCCGCATCGAGGCCGTACAGGCTGGTGATGATCTGCGTGTGCAACCCGGCGAGATACGTGTCCACATCCAGCATAAGTTGGAGTGCAGCGTTCCTCGCGTAAATAGTTAACACGTCGATGATGGAACCTTGCTGTGCGTCTCGCGTGATTTGATCCGCGTAGTAACGCATCTGGTCGATGGTCAGCTGGCTGTTCGTCGTGCTCGGCGTTGAGAACGAAATGTCCGCGCCGGTATAAGCGGACGTAGTGGACTTGCCGGGGAGAACGATGTTGACCGTCTTATTCGCTTTCAACTCTCCTTCGTAGTGAGAGTTGCCTAACGCCTGCTCGAATATCGGCGTGGCATAATAGGTCTGCTTTTCAAGAATCAGCTTCCATGCCTGCGATTGCTGTGCAGTGAGTGCCATTGGTGCTTTGGTTTAGAATGTGACATTGTATGCCTCGCTCTGCTGGGACGCTATCCCTCTAAACCAAGCCGCGTCGCAAACGCTTAAAGACTCGCTGAGTCGGCTTCTGGCTACATCCGCTGGATGCTTGTAGCTGTCGGTTGGCGGTGAACTGAATATGACTACGTTAACACGTTCCGAATAGTTTCAACTATTTTTTTTTATTTTGCGAGTTCCATCGCTATCCCGGCAATCTCATCATCCGAATAATGCTTCTTTAGATAGACGGCGGCTTCGAAGAGTGGAACGGACTCCTCAGTCGGCAACAGCTTAACGAGCATTGCCAAAGCCCTTAGCTGCATATCACGCTCAAGTTCATCGAGCAGAAGTAGTAGTTCGCGAGCGCCATCAGTAAGCATCCCCTTGTACTCCATGTTACACAGTCGGCTTCTTGCCCGCCGTCTCTTTCTTTTCAAGCTCCGCAAGAAACGCGGTCGGATTTGTGTCGGCAAGCTTCAAGAGTTCCTCTTCCGTTTTCGGTGCTCCGTTGGCTGCAATGGCTCCTGGTGTCGTGCTCGTAAACGCCCGAACGAAGGTACGAAGTTGTAACAGAGGCAGATCTTTCGCGGCCTTGCGTTCTTCGGCTGGCAATTGTTCGACCAACTTGGTGCGCTCCACATGGTCGAACGATTTCATTTGCTCCGCGAGCGGCTTGAATTTATCGCGCTCCTCGATCGTCGCGCGAAGCTGTTCTTTCAACTCCGCGATCGCAGCGTCCTTTTCTTCCGCCGTTGCTTTCGTCGTATCGAGTTCAGCCTTTAGTTCTTTGGCTCGAACACGCGCCGCAGCCTCCTTCTCGGCTCGGGCCTTCGCTGCCGGGTCTTTTACAATAACAGTAGGCACGGCTGTTTTCTTTTTGAATGCAGCAAGGATCGCTTCTTTGGCTGCGGATGTATCGCGGGGAATTTTGATTGCCATTATAGTTTAGTTACAACTGTTTGTGTCGGGTCTTTGTACTCTGCGAATTTCGACAACGCTTCCGCGTCAGTCACGTTTTGCAGTCCTAAATACTTTTGAGCGATGGTGGCCGGAGCGATCCATCCTAGCTGGAATCGCGCCGCGTCGTATTGCAGCGATGAAATATCGTCCATCGTTTCCGCCGTGAATTCAACACTGAAATACTTCGGATCGAAGAGAACGGAACGATTATGCAGTTTGGCGATCTTCGACACCAGCGTTGCCAAATCCATTTCAGCGCGGCGAATCGCTTGCTTATGAAGTTTGCGCTTCTCGTTCAATCTTCGCTGCATCACTAGCAACGCAATGCCGGTTGGCGGTGTCGCGCTCATGTCCACCATGAAAGAAGGAATTCCCTGATTGCGCTGGAACGCATCGAGCACCGATGTGCGAAATTTCTCAAGCTCCGTGAACTTGCCGTCCGGCGTTACATAAACGAACTCCGGCTTCGTGGAAGCATCGCTCATTATGTTGTTAGCCACTATTACGTGGCCGGGGCCGATTCGGGTTCCCTCGGCAAGATTCAAATTCGTAGCAAGCGCGGTCGAGAACGCCTGAGACATTCCGATCTTGGTACTGAAATACCGAATGACATTCGACCATGCGTTGATCTCCGAAGCCTCTGTCATGCCCGCTCCATAAATATCATTCGATGGAATGAGCTTCATAAGAACAGCGGGCAATACTCCAAGCCCGTGTTCCACTTCATCGTAGAACCTTCCGTCACGGTAACGTTTCTCCACCGTTGGTGTCAGGATGCGCCAGGACATGGTTAGCTTTTCATCGCGCTCCAAAATCCATAGCTCCTCTTCCTGATTCGGCGTACCCGGCTGGTAACGAAACAAATCCGGGGTGACAACGGAGAGATGCAATCGCTTTTCCCAAGTGGGAACGATAGCAACGACATTCGTGAACAGCGCGGAACGATAGGCGTGTTGCATCGCGGTGTTCACATCCGCTTCCGCGTAAATGTCTTTGAACCCTTCCGTGACCGCCTCGGCGGTAGCGGCATCCAAATCCCCGAACGTGCGAACGGGCGGTTCGTTGTACAGGGTGCAAATGCAATCGGCAAGCGCGGGGCTGATAGACTCCACTCCGAGCAAAGACCACGAACGCATCATCTCGATGTCAGGAACGTCTATCGGCGATAGCGCGTGACGTGCGATAGCATAAGCGGAACGCCGCCGCGTTTGCAAATCGTCGATGTCCGCTTCGAGCCAGCACGTTTGCGCTCGCATGAATTGCAGATGCGGAACTTCGCGCTTCCACTTCGTCGTTCCCCATGTCGCATCGAATTCGTAACCCGCAGCAAAAACGAACCAGTCCGAGTTGTCGTAGGTGTTCGTGAAATTCTTTTCGGGGCGGAGAATGCTCATCGGTGGGGAATTGTGGGGAATTTGTACATCATGGAGTACACGCGGCTTCTAAATTCTTCTCGAACTCCGCTTCCGATTCCGCTTCGCCGTCCGGCTTTGGTGAAATCATTCGCTCCGCGCTTTCGACTATCGAAAGAGATACATCCACTTCGGGCGGTTTTGGCGGCGGTGGATTGATCGGCGGAATGAGCGGAGCGTTTTCATGCATTACTCTGCCGGAGCTATTTGGGGAGCATTTTGATTGCCTGGGCAATAACTTCCGCGCCCTTCAGCACGGCTTTATCCGCAGACTCGGCCTCAATGGGCATTGAGAACGAAAGATATTCGTTCGTGTCCAATTTCTCGTTCGAGGTTCCCGTGGAGATGCTTATTGAGTACTTCATGGTTTATTTAGTTTGTGTTTGCATTTTATCGGAGAGAACAACGCCGTCGACTTGATCGTCTTTGCGTATCTCGGTAGAATCTTCCCCGGTGAAACAGGCGCATTCCATAATAAATTCCGCGTTCCATTCGCCTTCCACCAAATAATAATTTCCGGCTTCGACTGCGGGAGCGAAGAACGCCTTTGCTCGATCCAGCTTGGAACCCTTTTCGGGAATCAATGCGATCGCGTAATCCATCGAGGCCAGCACGGAACGATTCATGTCATTGGTGCGGGACTTCCATGCGTACTGCGGTGTCGGCCCGTATTTATCGTTGTCCGATTTGAGCACGGACTTCATCATCACGTCCCGCGTGTTCGGACTCCACTTGCCACGAGCTACATCCACCACGAATCGCCGTCCGTCTTTGTGCTTCGCGGTCAGCACTCCTGCCGTATAGTCCGCGCCTTTCGTTTCACCGCCCGCCGTGTCCCAGCCGCGTTTGAATGACAACTCTTTTTTATCCATGAGTTCCCAAACCTGACGAGTAACGATTTTATTCTTCCACCATTCGGCGTGAATGAGTCCGCCGACTGGTGGCTGTTCCCAGCTCGCCTCGAATTCCGTGCGGAATTGGTAGCTCATCATGGTTCCCCGAAGCGATTCTAATTCAGCGGCAGGGACGACATCGGAGCTATGCCAAGTGTAGGATTTGATTCTATCGTTCGGAACTATTCCCTCGCTCCATAATCGTTTCAGCACTTCGATGTTCGGAGCGCCGTAACGCGGTATGCCGAGCACTATCATTTTTGCTTGCCGGTCAACCAGCATGGGTGCAATGGTCGAATCGAATACGTCCGGCTTGTATTCGTGGAACTCATCGCAAATAATTCCGTCTATCGCAACGCCTTCGATGCGGGAGCTTTCATCGACTCCGGCAAACAATAGTTCGTGCCCCGTGAGCGTTCGAATAATAGGGATCGGACTGGCGCGAATGCTTTTCGTTATCGGCTTTAGAAACTCAATCATATCGAGCACACCGATTCGCTCCGTTTGCGCTTGCGTTGGGCCGGTGAACAAGAATCGCTTTGGCGCGCACGGCTGCATCATCCACCGCCGCAGTATCCTTTTAGCGAGTAGCGTCTTGCCGCTCCGCCGTCCCGCTACTGCGATCTTGATGCGGTGTGGATCGCGCACATATTCCAATCGCACTCCGGTCGGGCCAATGCCGTTCGCCTCATTAAATTCCCACACATTAAAGCTCCACGTTCATTTTTTCGAGAATCTTGGCAAGCTCCGTCACGTCTATCTGTCCGGCAATCTCCGTCCGATTCGGGTTCACCCAGCCGCCCTCATTATTCATCCATGCCAGCATCGAAGTTTGATACCGGGGATCGGTGGAGCTTTTGAGCGCGTTACTGAACGCTACATCCTTCATCACATGGATTCGGCTGTTCATTGCCGCGCGACATTTAGCAGCGAACTCGGGATCGTTGTCGAGCCAGTTGTAATACGACTTGGGGTTAACGTTCGCGCCTTTGCAGGCGGTGGTGATCGACGTGTTCGCTGCGAGACTTTCGATTATCGCCGCCTTTTGTGCGATTGTCGTGGATTTTCTGTATTTTTTAACCATTCAGCGAATCAACGGCTTTGAGGTTGGGTTTGGTTCGCCGTGCTAAAGAATATCGAAAAGACTCTCCGTGCTGCTGGCGACTTTTTTAGCAGAAGGAAGACGTGGAAACTCATCCCACGTTCTGCCATCGAGCATCCTTCCAGCTGAATGCGATATTGCTCCACCCCATTGCTTATGTAGGAAGCTCGTGCCGTTGGCCAGACAGGCATCTCGAAGCTCCCGCACCCAATCTACGCGGTCTTCTCTTGCGATCCATTTGCCATTGACTTTTCGAGCGAGTCCCCGACGTTCGCAAACTTTAGCATCGCCGAGATGAGTGCCGGATTCTCCTCCGGTGATGAGCCAGTCTATGCCAGAGAGGTTAATTGCCGTGAGTGGGCCGAGGAGCGGCTCTGCCGAAACGAATCGTATCTCCGCCTGTATTGCGCGGAGCGTGTCCAGCCGTGAGAGCCAGCGTTGGTTCTCGATTGTCACGCCAGCCCAAAAATTGGGCGGGAGTTTTCTGCGCAAAGAATAGCGGAGCATGTTCTCCGGTCGTTTCGTGAGCACCTGATATTCGTGCTGAGGAGTTTGCTCCATCACGTCCAAAATCTTATCGCGGTATTCGTCTGGGATTTCTTCCCAGAATAAATCACTCATCGAATTCACGAAGATGAGCGTCGGTTCTTTGAGCGCGAACGGTTCTCGGAGTTTGTGAGGGCGAATAGTAAGATCGAAGCCCTTCGGAAACGCAGGTGTACCACGTTTATTCTCTGCCAACGTTTTAGCATAGCAAAATTTACAGCCCTCCGATACCTCGGTGCAACCGGAAGCGGGGTTCCATGTTTTCTCTGTCCAGATTATTGCGGTGTCGTTCATATCTTCTTTACTATCAACCACTTAACGGCGGTGTGCTTCGGCATGTGTCCTATTGAAATCGGTGCGATAAGAATGTATGATTTCTTCGTTCGTTCGAGTGGGTGGATAGATATGCTGCCGCAACGAAGCAAGCTCCCGGTATGATTCCACTATTATCTCTAATATGATTTCGCGCACTGCTTTGTCCGGCTCGATCTTCAATCGCTCCGCGTATGCTTCGAATTGCTGGTGAGTGAGTGCCATGGTTTGTACTTCATGTTAGACAATCATCGAAAATTCGCCTTTCTTTTATTCGGCGCTTTCTCCCTCAGTCCGAACATCTCACATACCGATTCGAATTCACCTTGCGTTTCCACGTATCGAATAATTCCCTGCTCTCGCAAAAATCCGTTCCAAAGTTTTACATATAATTCCCCGATGTTGATTCCGTTCTTAAAGAGAATCAGCATCGAGGAACGAGTGCTTTGAACGTGGTGATCCGGCATACACGCGGGAACTGCAAGCGCGTCCGATCCGTCCGCGTATTTGATCGACCTCATGTGTGAAGCCGTCGCGGGCTTGCCGCATACGCAACAGGGTTGCGCCCGAACGTAATTCAGGAAGTCCGAACAGCAGAAGCGATCTTTTGACTTTTTAATTTCGAGGCTCATTTTTTAGGTTCCGTATTGCGTTTTGCATTGCCGCCCTAATAGGTGCTGTCTTACGATGTTCAGGAAGCTTTACCCACATTCGCTCACAGGCGGCAAGGTCGCTTTTATCGCTCGGAAGATATTGGCTAACGCCTTTAATTCCGTAGGCGAGGGATACGATGCTATTACTGCTCATCCCCCAATCGCGCTCGGAGCTACATTCAAGGCCACCAGCGCGATGAGCACGGGCCGCGAGGAATGCCACGTCCTCTAAAAGTTGTTGTCTCGTTTCTTTCATTTCTTTGGTTCCGTATTCCAACAATCCATGCAAATAGTAAATTCTCTTCCTTCCCGCACTTTTTCCGAGTCACAAAAGGAACAGGCTCGATTGCTCCATTTCATCTTTTGTAACTTTTCCGCCGCCCCCGGAGGCCAGCCCCATTCCGGTAGGTCGTATGGCGGAGGCGGTTCGTGGTAAAATTCCCTTCGAGCTTCGAGCAGGGTCTTTAGTTCCGCGTCGTTTCGCGCCATCGCTATTCGAAGTTCCTTCTCCCTCTGAACTCGAAAGGCGATCTTCTTTTTCAGGAGTGCTAACGTCTCGTTCAATGGGTAACCTTTTAATGGCTTCGTCTATGGGAACAGGATGTCCGGCAAACCAGACTTCGATCATTTAGTGAGTGGATAGGCGGCAAGCTCGGCCTTTAGCTTTTGAATTTCATCGAACCGCTCCTCTGAGGTTTCAGCGTATGCGGCGAGCACCTTATCGCTTGCATCGAGATTGAGCCGCGTCTCGGCAAGCTCGGCACGGAGCCTTAGAATATCCTCGGCATACGATACGGTAGCACTACCGAGCGAACTGGACTTCCCCCGTTCATTCGAGAGGGCCTCGAGGAGCGTGCGACAACTGGCGCGACATATTATTAAATCTTCCGCCGTAATGTTGATCGGAGCTTTTTCCAGCTGCGCCGCGATCTCGCGCTCGGAAGGGGTTAGTAATTCTGAATTCATTCCATCATGGACGGTTCGAACTGCCATCCGTTATTTGCGATTTTTGTAATGAGATTCGAAGCATCCCGAAACAGAAACTTTTCCGCGTCGGGAACTCCTTTGTCCCGTAATAATTTCACCTGCTTTGGTGTGGCGAGATTTTGTTTCCACCGCTCACCAAGTCCACCGAGTATTTGCTTACCCTGAGTGCTCGAAAGTTGAGTGGGATCGTAACCCGCTTTTTGCAGTGCTCCGATCTGCCGCTCCGATAAACGCATACAGCCGTCCACCCGCGAGCTACGAACATTTGATACCTGAAAGAGATTGAATGGATCGACGAACGAAGTGCGATAGCTCGCCTTGCCTTTTTGATATTCTTTCGCAGCTTTGATTCGCTCCCGCTCTTCCTCTTCCTTTGCAACTTTAAGCATCAGTTGAGCAATGTCCGCAGGCTTGCCGGACTTCCGAATACGCTTTACGACCTCCGCGTTTATAGCATCGTTCGCACCAAGTATATCTGCCGGTGTTATCAGCTTATGCTTGCCGGAGTTGCCCACGAAATCATGATAAGTGCCGAACGGCTTCATTGACAACGCGATTCGTTCCTTGCGGTCATCGGAGCCACCGGATAAGTCTATGTCCGGCCAGAGACGAGTAACGCGACCGAGCTTCTGCGCGAATGTAACGCGGCTTTTTGTGGGGGCGTTGTCAAAGACGTGCTGGATATAGGGGTTATCGTATCCTTCCGTGGCGACCATCACATTGACAAGGTGCTGAATCATTCCACCGGGAAGATAGGATTGGTAAATCTCGGTTCGTTTTTCTTCGGGCGTTTTTCCAATGATGAATGCCGCCGAACCGGGGCGTATTGCGTTCAGCGCATCTGTCAACGCTTCACATTGCCGAATGCCCGCGCAGAAGGTCAGGGTAAGTTCGCCATTGGGTGTGCGGGCGATCTCTTGGGCGACGGGAGCAACCTGTTTCAACAGCTCGTTTTCGAGTTGACTGGCGATGAAATCCCCGCCTCTCGATTTGACCTCCGAGATATCATAACCCTCTAACTCATGGAACTGCACTTCGATAGGACACAGCCAACCGTCCTGTATCGCCTGCCGCAGTCCATAGGAATATGCAACGCTGCCAACCCTTAGCTTTTCACCGCTATGGGGATCGGGCGTTGCTGTGACGTAAAGGAATTTACATTCAGGATTGCGCTCGAACCATTTTATGCTTTGCTGAAATTCATCGCTAATGGAATGATGCGCTTCGTCAATAAGAATGGTTCCGAATTCTTCGGGCGGAAATTTTTCGAATCGTCTTTCGTTCTTCCCTGACCGCCCGGATTGAACGGTCATAAGAACAACGTCCCTCGCGAACATCGCAGAGCCTACACGGTACTCCCCCATCTCAACGTCGGGCTGATAGCCGATTCCCTTAAATGCTTCGTCGGCCTGCCAGAGTAGCTTGTCCCTGTGCGTGAGGAGCATAGTGCGCCCTTTGCCTTCTCGCATTCTCATGTCGGCAACGGCAACCATCATAATAGTTTTTCCTACGCCGGTCGCTGCAACCAGCAGCGTACTCTGACCGCCCGTGATTTCCGTTCCCGTCGCATCGAGGCCGGTGAATTCGGGATCCCAGCACTTTAATATGCCGGGGCCGAATTCACCGCCATGTATGGCCTCGATTTGACGTTCGCGGAGTTGCATTAGAATGCTGTTTCCGTTTCTTCGAATTGACCGCCTTCGCCCTCTTCGAACAGAAGAATCGTTCCATCCTTCAATTCGACCGTGCCGACCTTCGCATCCCAGGCGGTACTGATCGCGTCGGGATGAGCGACGTGGATGAAGTCAGAGAACCGTTTTTCGATCTTAGCTGGCTTCGATTCCTTTTTCGTATCGACGTGCTCATGCTCGAACTTCGAAATGAATCCGGTTCCCTTGCAGTGCGGACATTTTTTGCCGTCCACCTTCGTGGAACCTTTGCACGTCGGACAGAGGCAATACGGATCGACCATAGCGATCTGCCGTTTGATGTCATCGAATATTTTTTTATTCGATAGCGTAACCGCTCGAAAAATCGGATCGCGTTTCTTGCCCTCGCCGTCACCGAGGCCGTCCCGGAACCAACGGGCGCGCTCATTGATGCCATCACGCGCCCACTTCGCCTCTTCCTTTGCTCGGTTCCATTCGGGAAGTATTTCATTCGGGATTTTTTTACCGAGTTCATCAAGCTCTGCAACCTCAGCATCCTTGACCTCTTGCTTTTTAACTTCCTTCTCGATTTCCTTAGCGGTAACTCTCTTCCCAGACTCCTTCACCGTCTCCATCACCTTCGCCCGTTTTTCTACCGGAGCCATTGCGAGGGCCAACGCTTGCCGTGGATTTTGTACATCATGTTGCACAGACTCCGGGAGCGACAACTTCGCTTCGTACCCCTGAATAAATTGATACGCCCAGCCGCGCGTTTTGTTGAACGTCTCTTTAATAAACTCCTCGAAGGTTCCGGCGAAATCGCCTTCATCTCGAATGAGCTTAAGTTCCGCACCGAGAAGATTCCACTTCTCACCAATATCATTGAGATACCCGGTGATCGTATCGACGCGAGCCGCGAGCCGTCCGGCGATGCCTTCCTGCTTTACGACTGCGATGTTCTGATTCGTTTGTTCTGTCTTACTGCCTTTTTTCATAGATCAATGGTTGTGGTAGTGTTCGTTATCGAATTCCCGCTCGGCTTTTGCAAGCTCTTCGGGCGAGTTTAAATTTGGTTGAGGGTTGCCATCGAATCCGATGTCATCCTGAGCAGGATTCATCATTGTCTCTTCTGCAAGAGTCCTACTCCTCTTCGATGGTTCCCCGTTACCGGGTTCCCTCCCTCTTGCTCCCGTGGAAATTATACCTACCAATTTTTTCATAGAATTTTCCCGATCCGTTACAGCCGATCGCGCTGATAAAAAAAATAAATCGTCCGGCCCAAGCGTGATATATCATGCAAGTAAATAGTGAGCCGGGTTAGAATGAACTTTGTCCGGGCGCAAAAAAAAAGGAGGAGCCATCGAATCGCCCGGTGTGCTGGCACCGTTTGAATCGTGACTCCTCCAAATCGAATCGGAGGTACACTTTTGCAAACATCGTACCAGCATACGATGGTTCCTATTGTCAATGAACTCTTAAACTTCGTCCTGCTCGAAAGAGTTTCCGACTTCCCGAAAATAATTCAGGGAATCTTTTACCCGGAGAACTCCCGCTTCCAATAGCTGTGGAGTCTCCCTGGCGTATTCCATTTGAATACTCGCATCCCGGAGCGTATCGAGCATGGCCCGCGTGACCGGACGGCTCGGCCCCTTGTGCTTCTTTTTGATCGGAAACGACCAGCGAATGATTTCATTCACTTCGGATCGAGCAAGTGGGTTTGGATTGTTAACTGTCATAGTGAATCTCTCCTATTTCGCGGCTCGCTCCTTCGACCACATCCCGACGAGGACAAGAATCAAAAGCGTTACGCAAACAATTAAGATATTGATAGTGCTGGTTTCAAGCGTCATGTGATACTCCTTTCAATTTAGATTCTACATTATGGCTCCGAACGAACGCGGCCAGATCGGTCGCGCATTTCTTCACATCCGAACTCATTCCCGGATAGGAATAAAATTTCAGTGAGTGATGAGCGCGAATGATATAATTGAAATCACTGCTGCGCTCCGGCGAACCCTCGAAGATACTGTATTCGAATTCGTTGGTTTCGAACAGCGTTAGATAGGCTCGCCATTGCATCGAGTCCGCGTAACGCTCCACGTCCAGGTGCGCCGTGAGCTTGTAGTCAACGATTCGGTTTCCGTCTATCGCATCCACTTTGCCAACGAGCATCACGCCGGGAATTATTTCCCGCTCGATTTTGAGTTCGCGCTGAGACGGGAGTGTAATTTCCGCGTCGCATCGGAAAGCGAATTGATACCCTTCGTGAACGAGGAGGCTTGCCGAATTCGGCAATCGTTCCAGCGCGGCATGGAACGCGGAACCCGCTGCCATCGCCGGACTCGGCTCGAATAGAGTAAGCCGGTCGATGAGCCATTCTGGCCCAGCATCATCCATGCTGAGCCAGTAAAGGTATTGGTCGAGATCGGTTACGGAGAGCCTCATAGTTCCCTCCTCATCCATTCGGCGACAAATGTAATTGTTGCGCGATATTCGATTTTCTCCGCATCGGTTAATCCGTTGTTCGAAAACGTTTCGTCCATGAAGTTCCCGGCGCCGAGCTTCACCCCGTCGCCGAGCGTCACCCAGTCGCTGAGCTTCACGTCGCGGAATTTTCCAATGAGTTCTTTCCTTGTCATTCGAACACCCCCTTCGCCTTATCGAATTTGAATCCCAATTTCTTAGCTGCCGCAACCATCATGGCAGAGATCGTTTTGTTTTTCGTCTCCTTCGCCTTCGGGAACAAAATATTAAAATCCTCGGCGGTTTGGCACCGTTCGAAGCACACGCGCCATTGTTCCACGAGTTCCCGCGCTTCCGAATTCTTCGCATCCATTTTGTTCAGGGAATCTTTTGTTCGGGCGATGATCCCGGCAAAAAAACGCGGAGATATTGCGAGATCGGGAACTGCCTGCGCGGGAATCTTTGCGGGATTCTTCCCAAAAGACGTGTCGGTAGGATCGAAGCTCACGGTTCGGCTTCCGTTCGAGAACCACAGCTTGCCCATGAGGTCGGCCTGTTCGTAAATAAGGTTCCTCGATGAACCCGGTGCGATTATCCGCTCCTTCGTTGTCGCGCCTTCCTCTTTTTCGTCGGTATGCGCGACAAAGATAATATCCATTTTGAACGAGCGCAGATAAGTTACCCAGGCATCGAAACGGCCCTTTAACTGCCCGTAGCCCTGCATCGTAAGCGAGCCGTTGAACCCCATCTTTGAGTTGGCGCGGATAATATCCAGACTCAGTGTTTTAAGACATCCACCCGCCGTGTCCACGATGATGGTTTTGTACGGCGCGAGATCGGATTGAGCGAGTTGCGCCACATCGTTCCAGTCGGTAATGCGAACGACATCACCTCTGAAGTCCGAGCGTTGTGCGCCCATGTCAAAATCCAGAAGAAGCGAATCCTCTGACGAACTCGCAAGAGATGTTTTGCCGCTATAAGGCAGCCCGTAAATGCAGGTAACTATCGTAGTGATGTTTAGAGGCTCGGTGGCCTTTGTGATTTTTAGCATGTTCGTTTATTTGATTAATTCTTCTATTTCAATTACAGCCGCTCGCTCTTCGTCAGAAATCTCACATTCATCGAGGTTACCCCTGATGCCCGTGAGGTTACCCCTGATGCCCGTGAGGTTACCCCTGATGCCCGTGAGGTTACCCCTGATGCCCGTGAGGTTACCACTGATGTACGTGAGGT